GTTTAAACCAGGATGGAAGTCCTAAATGTGGACGCTTATCAAACATATTGTCTTTAGCGCCAGGGGTTTTACGATTGTTATAATGGAGAAAAACTTGCACGCATTCATTGCCTTTAAATTTTTCTCGCCAATGTTCTAGTTCACAACCAGAATACACTAACATATCTCCTGGTTTTAAATCAACTCGAACACCCTTTAGTCCTTCTTTACCAGAAGGTTCTAAATATATTGGCCAATCATCTCCACCTAAATTCATAGTCGTAGAGATTTCACAGCTAAATCTATCTTTGTGTCTTTTAAGGATATCACCTTTTTTATAAATTCTTGCATAAGTATATGCTGGATATAATTTTAATCCTGTTGCTTTTTCCATAACTGGCTGACACTTTAATAATAATGTCTCCATCGCTATATCGGAATAACAAGAATAAGTATTTGGAATCTGTTCATCTTGTCCTTCATAGTAACCTAATAAAGTTTCATAGGGAGAAATATATCGTGCTTGACGACAAGTATCTAATACTTGTTTTTTCATAGCAAAATAGTTTGCAACAAATGCAGCTAAATCTTTTGAGATTGCTTGACGAATAACTGTATATTTATTTTTCTTAAAGGACATCTTTAGCCATCTCTTTCGGTACAGCTTGAATATTCCAATGTATAAATCTAAATGGTTCTATACCAAAATCGACTGCATATTCATGTTCCATATATCCAGGAAAGATAATTAAAGTTCCAGGTTTAGGTTTAAAGTGTACTAACTCTGTACCATGAAATATACCATTACTTGGTTTCATCTTTAATTTTGTAGCACGAGCACCTGTTCTTGGTTCATGAAATATTGGATAAGATGTTTTATCAGAACATTTTAAAAAATAAAAACCTGATACATGTTGATTCCAATGAACATGAGCTGAATGATGACCACCACCTTTTTTAGCAAACTCTTGTACCCATAATTCAGAAAACATAGTTTGATATTGCTGCATATCAAAACCACACCAATCTAAAAACTCCCAAGATTTTTGACCAATATAATTTCTAAAATCTAGAAATCGATTATCCATAGTAAGTGGTGTTGAATGATAACTTCTTCCAAAGTCACCATGTTTTTTAATATAATCTTTTTCTCTTTTTTTAGCTTCTTTAATATATTCATTAGAAGCTTTATCTAAAGATTTTACAAATTCAGGTTTGTCCTCAATCCATATTGGTGTTTTAAAATATTCTACTATTTGCATTATTTAAATGGATATCCAAGGTTCCACATGACCAATGAATATCTTACTCCTTTCGTTACAGGTTTAACTCTATGCCATACAAATGAAGGAAATACAATAATAGAACCTTTAGGTAATATTTCTTTTGCTTGCCTTAAATGTTTAGCTTCTTCTCTCATATGGGGATCATAGTTTCTAAAATCAAATTCTAATTCACCACCTTGATATTCGGACCCATCTGTTAATTGACAAGTCATCGAAAGCTTTCTAATTTTACCGTGTTCAGGATGATTAGGATCTTTTCTATCATAAACTTTATCCCAACTATCACAATGCCAATCATAATATTGATTAAGTTTATATTTTGTAAATTGACAAGACTCTGATCTATCCCATTCAAAATTCCAACCTGCAGCTCTATTTGCTTGATGAATGTATGGGTGCAATTCTCTATATATCCATGGATCATTGAGCCATACTAAATCTGAATTTCTTTTTCTTTTCATATCTTTAATTTGATCTTTTGTAAGTTCTTTATCTCCATAACCACCAGTTCTCGCCATAGTTTCTGCTTGTGATAAACCATATTTAATAATGTCATCACATAGTTTTGGTGGTATTGCTGATGTAAAATACCAATAATAATTAGATATATTCATAAGTAATTGTCTGTATAAAATTCAATGAATCTTTCTGATTGTTTGAGATAACATACATATTTGTTGATGGAAACATAATGAACATATTATCTTTTAATTCTATATCCCAACTTCTTCCTTTTCTTCTATTATCATCATAAAAGATTCTAACAAAACATTTATTAGTTTTAACACCATAGAGTAATGTATAATCTGGTGAGTTTCTTAAATCAACTGGATCAATATTTAATAATGGTTGTGATATTTGATTAGGTTTATAAATATCACCAAATGTTTTTTTATTAACTAATTGGAAACCATATTCTAAATTTATATGCTCACGCATATAAGTATTGAGCATGTCCCATGTTCTTGAAAATGGAAACTCTTTAGCTGTAAATGTTGATTGTAAAATATCGCCTGATAATTTATCTCGGTCTATCTCAAAACCTTTCGGCATTGAAACATCACCAAAATATAAAGCTTGCTCTGTTAAAACTTTCTTCTGCATACCACCACCAGATATATATTATGCTAGACCGTTTGTCAAATCCCAGGCTGTTGTTGCTTCATTCCAAACGTAATACCATCTATGAGTATTAGCTTCGTTTTGTGAAGTTTGTTCTGCAGTTAAAGCAGGTGCATCACCGATTGGAGATTGCCATCTAGCTTCTGCATTATTTTTTACCCATGAAGCGTATGGTTTTTTAGGCCAGAAGATTTGATCATCTTCATCCCAAGTATAACCAATCCCTGCATAGTTTCCTCTGAATGCAGTTCCACCATTTTTATGTTGTCCGCCGCTTGTATTATATGAAGTTTGAATCCACATTTGTGCAGGCCAATTATTGTGTTGTTCTAAATATTGTTGACCTACTGCTTCGTCTTCAACTCCGTCAGCGTTGAGCATATCTTTGTTATCAAGTGTTAATACTTGAATAACTTTTCCGTTCGCTCCTAATTTTGCAAAGTGTGCCATAATGTTTCTCCTTATATATGTTTTTTATTTATTTGTAAATATATCATTTATTATTGATATTGGTATCTAATAACAACAATTCCACTACCACCATTTCCACCATCTCCTCCTGGTGCATATCCACCAGAACCACCTCCACCACCTCTATTAGTTGTTCCAGTAGTACCTGTTCCTCCAGGATTTCCTGTTCCAGCTCCTCCTGTTCCGCAAGGAGATCCTGCTCCACCAGAAGATCCTCCAGTATTTGAAGCTCCACCACCACCTCCGCCACCAGAATAAGATAAAGCAGATCCAGAGATAGCATTAGGTGCTCCTGCTCCTCCTGCCCCTCCAGCACTTGGACTTCCATTTACACCAACAGCAGTTGCTCCACCGCCACCACCACCTCCATATCCTGGAAAACCTCCTCTTGTTCCACCATTACTACCTTGTGGAGGACTAACGGGTGGAGTATTACCTGTTCCACAATTTCCTGCTCCAGAACCTCCATCTCTGTTTGCTCCATTACAATATGAAAAACCTGTACCACCACCTGCAGATGTGATTGAAGAAAATGTAGTTGGATTTCCTGGACCACCGTAAGGAGCTCCAGTTAATATTGAAGGACCAGGTTGTCCTGGACCTGCAGCTCCAACTGATATTGGATAACTTGTTACTGAAATAGATAAACCAGGTGCTTGTAATGGTGCAGGACCATAACCAGCAGTTCTATAACCACCGCCGCCTCCGCCGCCACCCCAAACTCCACCACCGCCACCACCACCGACTACAAGATAGTTAACTGTGCTTGGTCCGCCTAATGGATTAACAGGTGCATTACCAACTGATGTAACTGTAAAAGTACCTGGACCTGTAAAGGTATGAATTTTGTCATTTCCGCAAGTTGTAATAGTTCCTCCAGTTGCAGCTGTAAAAGAAACTACTCCAGCAATATCACTCGCCTTTGAAGCATCAGTTAAAACCCAACCTCTTGTTGAATCAACATAGATAAATTGTGAATTGGCTCCTTCAACAGATATTATAAAATTAGATGTAGCACCCTGTATTTTATTTCCATTTGGATTTAATGTTAAATTATTTGTATCAAAAGTATTTGCATAATCTTTTAATGAAAGTACATCACCTGCTACTGGACTTGCTGGTAGCGTTACAGTAAATGCTGCTGATGTTGTATTACAAAAATATCCTTTATTAGAAACTGCTGTGAACCCAGAAGTTTTTGCTGTTGTATCCCATTCAACAACTCCAGCTAAACCTGCTATAGTTCCACCTGAATTATTAATTGTACCACCTGAAATACCTGCAGTTGTTATTGTTCCTGCATTAGTAACTGTTACACCTGAT